ATAGAATACATCTGGGATTATTAAACAATCGACTGTTTATCTTATTTTTTACTTCTAAAGTTTTTACATCAATACTTATTATAGCAACATCACTATTACTGTTAGTTATCCATAATTTACTATCGTCATTTGGATTAAAACTTACCCCTCTAGGTCTATATACGTCTGGTGACTGCGCAAAAATTGAATACTCATTACTGCTTACCTTATACACTCTTGAAGAAAATAAATCACTTACATAAAAATTATTAGGGATTTCATTATCGTTCGTAACTAATATAGGTTCTGTAAAGGGGACATCTGGATTAAAGGGAGAAATGATGCCCATATAGGGATTTTTTGGATTTATCACTATTTTTACCAAATTACGGTCCAATATATTGGTTACTATAAGATACTTTTTTTCTGAATCGAATGTCATTCCATTTGGAATACTTAAACGATACCCTTTTTTTTTCGGAGGGGGTGAATTTTTTCCTCTAGAATTTATAACAAACAACTCCAAATTTTTATAGGAATAGTCGTTAGTATTGATTACAGTAATAGTACTACTTGAAAAATTAACGACATATAAATAAAGAAAATTAATGTCAAATGCCATGGCTACTGGTGTAGTAGGTCTATTTTTAGGTCCAAAAACCCAAGCACTATCTGACACTCCATTCTCTAGATTATATTGGGAGTTAAGTAATGAATTATATTTTAATAATTTGTTTGGAACACCATCTGATGTAATATATAGATTCTCATTATTATCAAATATAATAACTGGTAAGTATGGTATATTGTTAATGATTGGTTCAAATAATGATCTTGCTACATTATTACAAGATTTTTCAATTTTACTGTTTTCATTTTCACAATTACAAACAGATGAACGCACAATATCCGATACGCGTTGTTCGCTTACCTTTGGGATATTCATTTATAAAATAACATTATAAAAATAATTATAAAAAAAAATAATGTATTTTACTTTTACTTTTATTTTTATTTTTATTTTTACTTTTCCGTCATAATACGAGGCACCACATTCATTGTAGTGAGCTCTTGAAACAGCAATTTACAAGCATACGGTATTTCAACATAGGAGAAGTCCACTCTATTATCGCACGTTCTACAGCAATGGATATGTAGTTCATCATTATATGACGCTATCAGTCCACATTTGTTACAAACGAACACCGAATATTTATCCGATGCGTCATACATTCTTCCTCTAGTGAATCGCGCCGCGCCGTGTGAAACCATCGCATCCTTTTCCATTTCTCCAAAACGTAGACCGCCATCTCTCGATCGACCCTCTGCCGGTTGCCGAGTCAGATTCACCATTGGTCCTATTGATCTACTGTGTTGCTTATCATTTACCATGTGCTTCAAACGCTGGTAAAACACCGGACCCATAAAGACGCTACATTCAAGTTGTTCACCCGTTGTTCCACTATATAACATTTCATTGCCATGTGCTTCGTAGCCCATTTCCAGCAACTTTTCCGACAGCATCTTCATGTCTATGTTACCGAAACTGGTTCCATCACCAAACAGACCCAATTCTACCAACACTTTGCCTAAAAGTGTCTCCTTCAATTGTCCTATTGTCATACGAGATGGAATCGCATGTGGATTAATGATGATATCGGGACGGTCGCCATTTTTGCTAAATGGCATATCCTCTTCTTCGATTATGTTACCAACGGTCCCCTTCTGGCCATGCCGGCTACTATTTCCAATAATTAGAGACGGTGAATGGTCTGACTCTCGCATATAATATGTATGAGAACTTGGCACCTCGACACAATAAACTTTTCCCTCATAGTCTATCATTTTTTCCACATTGGTAGCGTTTGTCTTTTTATTAATCCAAGGCTGATTTTGTTTCGTGATAATACTTACTTTATAATAAGTGTGTTTCAAAGTAGCAGACATTTCTTGACCAGCGCGTGCGCCTAGAGTACGTTTGCCAATACGAGCAATCCCAGTTGGCTCCTCTGAAATTTTTATAGTTCCAGAATATCCGCAATGTAATGCCAATCGAGTCATGTCATTTGCTAAACGCATGCTAATAGTGCCGTATCTGTTAAATGTTTCTCCCTTGTATTCCATAGAAGAACCATCGCCTTGAAGCAATGCTTCCAACAAAATTCTAGACTGTTTTTCAGACAATCCAAACACATAATCTGGTAAATGTTTGTTCGCGGCACCGACACTTAATGATTTTAAGTGATTATAAATATGTATATAATTTACGCCGGATATGTAGAAGTTACCGCCTTTATGATAAGAATATTTTATATCCATATTTTCTAGAATACTCTTATTAAACGCAACTTTTCTCTCTTTAATAGCAGTTATCATTATTCTTTTATCTAGCTGGTCACACCACCCATCAGCAATAAACATCCCCAAAAGTTGTAACCAATCATCCATTTTATATTTTTCGTCACCTAGTTCCATGTATTCTATATCTGGAAACACATTCTTCATTGCTTTCTGAAACCGAACCTTTTGGCCCTTTACATCCTTTGCTTCTATCAATTCATATTCTTTCTTATTTTGTGTCTGAACATACAACCGATGATTTAAAGTACAAACGATTTCCACTTGCTTGTTCTTTACCGAATACATAGGTCCATCATGGTCATATTCAAACTTATTTACGGGATATTCATAACACATGTTTCCATTTGAATCCAATGTACACACTTTATGAACCGCGATATCAATATCTTTGATAGGCACCCAACCAACGTGAGTCAACACTTGCTGAGTAGGTAACGCACAAAACTTATCACCAATCACCGGTTTTCTCAAACAGCGAAGACGCACTTTAGCAAAGCTGTAACCGTCGCCGTTTCTATCAATATAATTCTTATCCACATATGTTTCCTCCGTCGTACGGTGTTGCTTACTACAATCCTCATATTTAATCACCTTGGTATGGTCATTTCTATTTTCCTTAATAGGGGCCACCTTGGCGATGATAATATCGCGATTTTCTACCAATGTGTTCTCGGGAATAACACCCTTGGAGTTCACCTTGTTGTAATTTCCGAACTTCATCCCTTTTGTCTTGGAAGCATCGGGCTTACAACGAATCTCTTCATCACCATTAATCTTCTGCTTGTCCTCATCTTTTTCAGTGTGATAAATAGTGGTTTGAAATAGTCCTCTATCGATTGACCCCTTATTAATTAGCACAGAGTCCTCTTGATTGTAACCGGTGTGTGTCATAATGGCGACATTAATATTACAACCAGATGGAATTTCATTTATTTTTATCATATTCATGATACGAGTGTCCACAAGAGGCCGAGTTGGGTAAGTCATCACATATGCGGTTTTATCCATGCGTTCATTGTAATTTGTAGCATAAATACCCATTGCTTGTTTCTGTTGCGCCGACTGATATGTGTTTCTGGGTGACTGGTTGTGATCCGGAAAGGGAATACACGATGCGACTACACCGAAAATCGTAGACGGATGAATTTCGCAATGCGTGTATCTGTAAAGAAGATCGCTATCCTTCGTTTGGATAATATCCTTGGGACTTGTCGCAATCATACTAAAACTCTGCTCTTCTGGATCCACATATTCGATTATAGCGTCTTTCAAGTTACAGCTAGTTAACAAATCGTCCCAACGTAATTTATTCACCTTTAAATCATCGATAATTTGCGGTGTAAGCAGAATATTGCGGTCTTTCACACGGAGCAATGGTCTAGTCATTCTACCACTGTCATTACACAAACGAATCTCTTGTGTTCGGTAATCAAACACGACCGATGTATAAATATTAATGATGCCCTTGTATTTCATATCTTTCAACAACAAGTACAACTTTTGTGCTTCTTCAGTGATTCCAATCCACGCGCCATTGATAAATACTTTTACTTTATCATAAACTTGAACTGGTGACAACACACTTAATTCGACAATATGTGGCTGAACGTACTCGTAAAGCGAATTACTATTGGAGTGAATCGTGACATGACCCATATAACTCATATTCTTCACAATACCTACCGAAGCACCCTCCGGAGTTTCTGCTGGACAAATAAATCCCCATGACGTATTATGAAGTCGGCGTGGAGGAACCAATTTACCACTTTTATCAGTTGGAGTAGAAATACGACGCAAATGACTCAAACTTGCTACATAAGTAAGCCGATTAAGCACTTGTGCTACACCAACTTTATTCGAATTTGTATGCTTAATACCGAAATCACCCGTAGACAATGCGCGTTTAAATCCATTTTCAATGGTAGTCGATTTGATAATTTTATAAATGTTGGTCAAGTTAATAATATTCAGATAGTCCTCTTTGGAACGCCAGCTACCGTTGTTAATTTCTTTAACAATTTGTTTTTCCATGTCCTTGACCAATTTATTAAAATAATTGCGAAACAAGTTATTTAGTGATGTACCAGTTAGGTCGACTCGTTTATTAAGATAAGAATCACGGTCATCGCCCTTGATCCACTCGAAACTGGCTTGTAATAGTTTATTCGCCATATATCCCAAGAAATAGATTTTCTGTTGACTCGTCTGGCAATGAGGAAACAAGTCGTTCTGTAACACATCCAGTGTAAATTGGTGTTTTTTAAGAGCGCCAGTATCTTTGTCCATATTAATAGGAGTATAACTGACATAACCAGTGATATGTTTTATAGCTTCATCATATGTAATAATTTTGTTGGCCTCGATAATGGATGCTTGTAAATTTTCAAGCATTGGCTTGTATTTGTCCACTGAAATGTCGAGTAAAATGTATTCGCAAATCTCCTTATCTGTTAAGACACCTAATGCGCGAAACACTACAAACAATGGAATTGGTTGTTTTACGCGAGGAATTTGTAACAAAATGGGATAGCCGAAACCGTTGTTTTTGGAGCTAATCATCATATTAATTTGCTTCGGAGAAATACACTTGAAGTCTGGTACCGATTTTATTTCGGCTTTCCATGTGTACTTCGTATCATTTTTAAAAATATTGAAACAATAAACGCGATTCTCGGCTGCTCTCTCTTGACCCAGCACCGTTTTCTCAGAGCCATTAATAATAAAATATCCACCAGCATCATATTTACACTCTCCCGTATGGTTGCTATCCACGTATTTGTATTGATTTAAAACACAAATAGAGGATTTCAACATAATGGGGATCTTACCTATGTGAATTTTGGGAAATGTCTTGTACAAAGTCTTGGTATTCTCCAAATTTTCTCCGTCTCTAATAAGGTATTTTACATTTATATCAATCGTCATAGCAGACGCGTAGGTAAAGTTCCGAAGACGAGCCTCTTGAGGAAACATCAATTTGATCGCGCCATTGTTTTCATGAATTTGTGGCCGATAAATATGAAAATTCTCGAATGTAATAAACATTTCCAAAGAATATTTTCCCGATTTCAGATCAAAGTCGTTCTCCGATTTGATATGAACCGGATTGAACATTTCAATCGTTTTAATAATTTGGTATCCGACAAAATTATTATACGATTCCAATTGATGTCTCACTAATCTATCTAAGTGATGTCCCTCGAAATAAGATTCAATAATAGTCCATGGTTCTTCAATGTAAGCATTATGCTCAATATCAAATTTGGCTTGGTTTATCGTTGATTTGTCCATCGTTGATTTGTCCATCATTGATTTGTCCATCGTTTTAGTATGGGTTGTTTGCGTGGTTATTATTGATCTCATTATCGGGTTATTTTATATTTCAATTTATTTTTAAATTGTTTTAATAGTATATGTC